AAGGAATATCAAGCGTATTTACGCCGCCTTGTCCTGCGTCTTGCATTCTACGTAACCGCCAATAGACCAATGTGTACCCAGTTTGACTAGGTAGAGGCCATATCTTAGCGGTAGGTGTAGGAGACTGTCTATCTACAAAAATCTGTATAGGACGTCCTTGAACTAACTTGTTTGGTATTGTTGCGTATGTAGAGACACTTATACGTGCTATTTGCAGGTCAACTTGATTAGAAGTACTTCCGGGGTTTTGGCGTATGACAGTCTCTATTAAATCAATAGTATCATCAGGCAAATCATAAGTGCCCACTCCTACTAACAGAGGAAACTCCCCTTGTTCAATAGTCCATAGATTAAGACCTTTATTAGCCCAAGAAGCCAACAGGTAATTTAAAGACCTTCTAGCTGTTCTAAACTGATATCCCGTACGAATTTCTACGCCTACACGTTCGTAGGCTTCTTCCATTATCTCAGCTATATCTGGGTTAAATGTAGTAAGACCTGAAGTACTCATTAGCCTACCTGAATAACAGAAAGAATAACAGCCGCAGAAGCTGGATGAATTGGCGTAGCAACACTAGCTGGAAAGGTTAAAACTGATACATGACCCGCTATAGAAAACCAGTCAAACTCAAAATAGCCCGCCGCTGCAAACTGAAATGTGTACTGAACTGTAAGGATTATGTGACCGTTTTTAGCTGATTTTCTAACAGGGACCCCAATAGTACTAGCAGAACCAACTGCTGCAGTGCCGTTAATAACAGGCCACAAAGTAAAATCATCAGGGTTGGCAGTATCATCATTAGATAACTGAAGACTAATAATAATGCTATATACACCTGCATTAGTTAAGCTTATACGGTTTCCTACTTTAGTAACACCCTGAGTATAGTCAGTAGTATCAATGCGAAGCTGAACAACAGTATTAGCCGCCGCTGTTTGGTCAAGTCCTAAGTCTTGGAACGCCCCGTAGTTAAATAGAGTATTACGTGCATAAGCCCCAAACAAAGCTATTGTAGAACTTACATTCCCGCCTGACTGAACTAAGGGTACTAATTCTGCACCTGTTAGAGGAGTTGCCGCTGCGGGCATTGCCGATATTTTCTGATCTGCCATTACTATGACTCCAATACTATTTTAGAACTATCTTCTTGGAATACGTATCCCGAAGACTCCATGAGAATATATGACTTAAGATTAGGGGCGCCATTATGGTATAAGTCTACAACACCGCCATCACCGACATTTTCACCAAAAGACGTTTCTGCAGGATCATTGCAAGCACCTATACCTAAAGCAAAACCATCAGTAGTGTTAGCTAAGTCAGCAACCCCTGTATACCCTACATAAGGCATCTTAGCCGCCTACAACGCCAGCTTGGATCAATGTCATCGTAGCTGTACCAGAACCACTGTTTACTAAAATCTTAATAGCCGCTACAGGAAATGCGTAGTTACCGTCTTGATTATCTGTCTTAGATGCAATAGTTGGGTGAGAGTACCATACTAAAGTAGTTCCATCTTGTGGGTTGTTAAATGTATGTTGGATAGTGTAGTCTACTGTGCCTGTTGCTACAACACCAAAACCCACGTTAAAAGGGCTGATATAGGTGTCAGTTGTAAGAATGTTGCTTGAGCCTGTACCTGTTTTAGTTGCTATCTGCTGACGCATAGTAGTTACCTTTGTTGTGGTCGTTGTACGGGCATCGAAGTTGGATTGCCCTGAATTTGTAACCCTTGTGGGGACATGTATTGTGACATACTTGGAGGTTGTCCTTGAAGAGGTGTTTGCATTTGCCCTACTGGCTGCCCACCTACACCCGCATCACTACCACTATTATCAAACCCCATATTATTACTTGGAGACATCCCACCCATATCAGGATCGGGAGTGCTCTGTACTGGGGGTACATTTGGAGTAAGTGGTTGGTTCGGTTGCCCTTGTTGTGGGTAATCCATTAGTCCTTGGCTAGGGGAGGCGTAGTTATTGTACGAGCTCTGAGTATTAAACTGTGGGTTAGTTTGTTGACCGCTGATGTTGCCTTGGCCTAAACCTAATATACCACCATCTGCATACCCTGTAGGAGCCGCTGCCCCATCTGAAAGACCTGCGCCCTCTAATGTGGACATTGCTGGATTTGCCTGTTTAGCTTGCAGAGCTTTTAATAGGCTTTGAAAATCAGTAGGAGGGGCAGCAACTGTAGGTAATCCCGCTGCTCTTACAGCATCTAAGTTTTGAACAGAAGATGCCCCACTACCTCTTACAGTAGAACCCGCACCCACAGGTAATCCAGCGTTTCTTATAACATCCAGATTTTGAGGTACAGGGTCTCCGCTACCTCCATTACGACCACCTCCAGACATTAGCGCATTGCTCCTCTAGTATGACCCTTAGTGGCACAGCCATCACCACGAGAAGCAGCTGATCTAACAGAACCGCCTTTAGCGTAGCCTTTACAAGCAGAGCCGCCTTTCTTCATAGCAGGTGCTTTAGCTTTAGCTTCCCCTTTGCCTTCTATTCTAGCCTGTATAGCTTTATTGGCTGCACTATCACTACCTTTACCAAAGCCTTCATAAGCATCTTGCATACGCTCAAACTGGCTTTTAGTTTTAGGTACAGCTTTTACTACAGGTTTAGCTTTAGGTGCACTAACTACATCAGACTTATTCTTAGGGTTACTTACATCTAAGCTAGTATCACCTTTAAAATCACGTGTGTTAGCGTATTTAGAATTAGCACTCGCCCTATCACTCTCTTTCAATTTACTTAGGAAAGATGTTTGGTTTACAGGTTTGTTAAGTACGTCTTGTAATGATCTATCTGGTTTACTAGCTATAGGGGCTTTAACAGGAATACTTGTACTTTTTGGTATATCATCCTCATTTTTAAATCTTGGTTTTGTAGAAGTTACAGGCTTAGCAGTAGGCTTAGGCATAGATGTAGATGCTTGTCTAGTACTAGGCATTGCTCTTTTGGCGCTGTAAGGGTTAGACCCCATATGAGAGTACTCTTCTGAAGCTCCCTGTTTCTGTCTAGCAAACCTATCTTTTTGCTTTTCTGCGTCTTTATAGGTGTCTATATCCTGAGCATTAAGGTCTTTAGACTTTTGCTTGGGTCTGTTTGGATCATAAGGTACGTAAGCCATTAGATCATCCTGCCTTTTGTGTGACCTTTAGTAGCACAACCATCACCACGTAGTGAAGCAGAGCCGCCTTTAGCATAACCTTTACAAGACCCACCAGCTTTTTTACCTGATGGATGAGCCATTTCACCTGCCAACATGTCGTTGTCTACAGACTCTTTGTTATCGTCATATGTGGTTTTAGCTTTAACTTTAGCCGGAGCCTTTGCTTTTGCTTGTTGAGCTCTATATTCATTTACAGTATCAGATGCTACTGTGTCGTTATCTTTTTTCTCAGCCATTAGCGCATTGCTCCTCTAGTATGACCTTTAGTGGCACAGCCATCCCCTCTTGAAGAGGCAGAAGTTCTAACAGAACCCCCTTTAGCGTAGCATTTAGTTTTAACTTTACCACCCCTTTTCCATGAAGCAGGTGCATTTTGTGTAGCTTGTTGAGCGCTACCAACTACAGGAGCAGAAGGCATAACTGCCGACCTCATAGGAGCAGGAGCAGGAGCAGGAGCAGGAGCAGGAGCAGGAGCAGGAGCAGGAGCAGGAGCAGGAGCAGGAGCAGGAGCAGGAATTAGTTCATTACTTGCTCTAGGCGCAGAAGGCATAACTGCCGATCTATTAACAAAAGGGGCATTAGTTCTTGCATCTGCAGAAGGCATAACTGCCGACCTCATAGGAGCAGGAGCAGGAGCTAAATCATTACTCGGTCTAGGTGCAGAGCCCGTACTACCCGTACTACCGCCTACAACATTTTTATTTGCAGGTTTAGGTGCAGGTTTAGGTGCAGGTTGTGCTAGTTTGTTACTAGGTTTAGGTGCAGGTTGTGCTAGTTTGTTACTAGGTTTAGTAGCCATTAGATTATCTTCCCACGAGTTTTGCCTTTTTTAGTAATGCCATCAACACTACCACCTTTGTACATCCCCCTGCAAGCAGAACCACCTTTTTTCATAGCTGGTGCCATTCCTCTCATAGCGCCTAATTGGGCTAAGTCTGGAGTCGGTGCACGTTTAGTTACTTTGGTTTTGATAACGTCTTTTTTCTTTAAGGGAGCCATGCCCGCTTTTAACTTGGTCATATTAGTTTTGCCTCTAGCTTTTTCTTGAATATCGGAAATACCACGTGAAGGGCGAGTCATATTAATACCTACCCTCTAATCTATTTACTACCACAATTCCACCTTTTTAGTGAGGCCGCTTTGCGTGTAGGTTTACCACTTTCATCCTTCATAGGACCCGGCATACCTGACATTCTAGCACAAAATGACTTCTTTCGTGGGCCACCACTAGGTTGAGGAGCTTTTAGATTAGAGCCTGTAGCTGCATTATATTTGGCTCTACCTTTAGCAGTTAGCCCAGCACCTTTAGACACAGGTAACTTTTCACCTCTACCCACCGACAATACTGGAGCTTTTTTAGTAGCCATTAGTGTTTAAACATATCAAGGAGCCAAGATACTAATGTGCCCATAGCTGCACCAGCACCACCCACTAGTAAGAACATCTGCCACCCACCTTTAGCTTCTGATAAGGTTTTACTGATTTCTTTCATGGTTTCTTTTATCTCATCCATATCTTTAATCATTTTATCCATGTCATTTTGCAAATGCTTTATATCCGCACTGTGGGTAGCAAGTTCCCTCACTGTTTGTATTACCGGATCATCTTCCCTACGATGTTCCATAACCTATCTGCCCTTATATTATGCAGAAGTAGGGTCTTGAGCACCACTAGATGTTTTTTGTACGTAGTCCATAGTGATATAACCAGCACCTGCAACAGCAGTAGTACCCGCCATAGTTACAGTAACAGCTACATCAGAAGTGCCGATGTTATACATAGCAGTTAATTGAGCGCCTGAAAAAGTAATGGCTTGACGGCCCGCCGCTGCAGTAGTGATAGCAGTGACATATTTATCAACAGTAGTACCATCACCTACAGCAAGAGTAGAACTAGTAGTAAAAGTGGTAGTGACATCAATATAGATATCCACTATTTGTGCGCCAGCTGGCAACACAAAAGAAACATTAGAAGTTAAGCCTAAAGCTGCAGATTGGCTTAAGACAACAAGACCTGTGTTGTCGATAGTACCTAGAGTAGTGCCAGTAGTATTTTTAACAGTACCTGAACGAACTGGACCAGTAAAAGTTGAGAATGCCATATTTAATTCCTTAGTGCACGTTTGCCTGTCGTTGTGTGCGAATCTGCTGGGGCAGTCGAGTAGGCAGT